ACGAAGTCAATACTATCGATCTGCTTCTACGAGAGTACGATAACGTCAATACTATCACTGAATGTACGGACATAGACCTTGACGGATGTAAGGTCTGTATGGTACCCTGGATAAACTCCGATAACTCTGAGTATACATACAACAGGATTCGTGAGTCTTCTGCCAAAGTTGCCATGGGTCACTTAGAACTCAATGGGTTCTATGCTCACCACGGTTACACAATGGAAGATGGCGATGACATCCAACCGTATCAAAAATTCGATCGGGTCTTCTCTGGTCATTATCACACCAGATCATCTGACGGTAGGATTTTCTACCTCGGGAACCCTTACGAAATGTTCTGGAACGACGTGGGTGATTCACGAGGATTCCACATCTTCGACACCAAAACGTACGAACTAGAAACGATCAACAATCCTTTCCAGATGTTTAAGGTCATCAAATACGATGACACTCCTAGACAACTGTTTAAGTTTGCTGAGTACAAAGATAAGATTGTCAAGTTAATCGTTGTTAATAAGTCTAGTCAGAAAGAATATGATAGGTTTGTAGACGCCTTGTCTGCTGCCAATCCTTACGATCTAAAGATCGTTGAGAAAACTTCTGAGATAGACTTTGGCAGTGATGCTGCCGAGCAAACAGAGGATACTATGACGCTTCTTGATAAGTTTGTAGATGAACTGGAAACTGATCTAAGTAAAGCAAAAATCAAAAACCTTGTTAGAGACATCCATCGTGAAGCACAAGAGGTAACGTAATGTTTATTATCACGATTGATGGCATGGAAGACGAAGGTGCTTTTGCTGTCAAGAATCAGTTTGGTGAAAAGGTTGTGTTTCTCTTCCAGAAAGAAGATGATGCATATCGTTACGCTGTTCAACTAGAAGCAAACGACAGTCCAGAAATGACAGTAGTTGAAGTGCAGGATGCTGTCGCCGTTGCTGCTTGCGAAAAAGCAGGAATCAAATATACTATTATTACTGAAGACGACATTGTAGTTCCACCTCCTGAGGATGATGATGAGTGAGACCAACATTATTGAGATCTCTGAAGCAGAGTTTCAACACGATCTAGAGTATTATATGGATCGCATTGAAGAGCACCGCGAGATTTATCTTATCTTAAAGGATGACGGCAACAAAGTTATTGCTTGTCCTGTAGATATGGTTAGCACTGAGGATGATTGAGTTCCAAACTATTCGTTATAAAAACTTCCTGTCATCAGGAAATCAGTTCACAGAGATCAAGTTAAACGAGTGTAAGAACACCTGTATCATCGGTCAGAATGGTGCTGGTAAATCTACGCTGCTTGATGCCCTGTGTTTTTCATTGTTCAACAAACCCTTTCGTAAGATTAACAAAGGGCAGATTATCAACTCACAGAATGAAAAGGACTGTGTAGTTGAGATTGAGTTTGCTGTAAACAGTACCCAGTACAAGGTAGTCCGTGGTATTAAACCAGCAGTTTTTACCATCACTCGTAATGGGAACAAGTTTCATGAAGACGCTGATGCAAAGGATCAACAGAAGTATTTGGAAGGACAAATACTCAAACTCAACTACAAATCTTTCACTCAAATTGTCATACTTGGGTCTGCTTCTTTTGTGCCCTTTATGCAGTTATCTGCTGCACACCGCAGGGAGGTCATAGAAGACCTGCTGGACATTAAGATCTTCTCTTCCATGTCGGACATCCTGAAGAGTCGAATCAAGGACGCTAAGGATAGGGTTCGGGTCTTGGACTTGAAAAAAGAAGCGGTTGCTGATAAAATAGTCATGCAACAGAATTTTATTAAGTCGATCGAGGAATCTGGTCAGCATGATATCCAAGAGAAACAAGGTCAGATTGTGGATCTCGATGCCGAGATCGAGGAGCACCAGAAGCGTGTTGAGAACCTCCTTGCTAAGGTCAAACTCAAAGAGCAAGAAACAAATCAGTATGCTGATGCTTCAGACACGCTTAGAAAGATGGGTCAGTTCCTCGGAAAGATCCAGTCAAAGAAGTCAAATGCAACTGACACACTAAAGTTCTTTGCAGACAATACGGTTTGCCCGACTTGTACTCAGACCATTGAGGATGGGTTTCGGGTAAATAAAACTGTACAGCTCCAGGAGTCAATCGATAAGTTCAATAGTAATCTCAATGAACTTGAGACCGCTATTAAATCCGAAGAAAGCAGAGAACAACAGTTCTCTGTACTCCAAAGGGAGACTACTAAACTCTCGAATGAAGTTTCTCAAACTAATGTTCAGATTTCTGAATCTAACAAACTCCGGTCAAGATTGGAACGTGAAGTTCAAATACTTACCGATCGAATTGAAGACAGAAATGTTGAGCATGAGAAGTTAAGTGAGTACCGAGGTCAGTTAAAACAAATCCTGAATGACTACGAAACGCTGAAAGAAGACTACGAGTATTTTCTTCAAGCAAACATTTTACTTAAAGATGACGGCGTAAAGTCGAGCATTATTAAAAAGTATTTACCGCTAATCAATCAGCAAGTCAACAGGTATCTACAAATGATGGATTTTTTCATCAACTTTACCTTAGATGGTGAGTTCAATGAAAAAATCCAGTCACCAATACACGAAAACTTTTCCTATTCTTCCTTCTCAGAGGGCGAAAAGATGCGAATCGATCTCGCCCTCCTGTTTACATGGCGTGAAATTGCACGGATGAAGAATAGTGTGTCAACTAATCTGCTGATCATGGACGAGGTGTTCGATTCCTCGCTCGATGGTTTCGGCACGGATGAGTTTATGAAGATCATCCGCTTTGTTGTGAAGGATGCGAACATCTTTATCATCAGTCACAAGCAAGAGTTGCACGACAAGTTCGAAAGTGTGCTAGAATTCCAGAAGGTCAAGGGGTTCAGTGTATTACGGAATCCACTACTTCCTTGACAACCATAAAGAAATCCTGTATACTAAATAGGTATTCGTGCCTAGTTAGTCACGAAACTTAACACAGACTAGTCGGGTCTGTATCCATCTGCGGGTAATCATTCCGCAAGCAAATAATTTTTCTATCATGATCAAGTCCATCCTCGCTGCTACTGCTGCAATCGCCGCTTCTGCTGGTACCGCTTTCGCTGGTCCCTACGTAAACGTGGAAGCAAACTCCGGTTGGAGTGGTTCGAACTACACCGGAACCAATACAGACGCTCACCTGGGCTACGAAGGTTCTTTCGACGCTGCGACCTGGTATGTTCAGGGTGGTGTTACCCTGGTTTCCCCTGATGGTGGCGAAACCGACACGGTTCCTTCCGGTAAGGCAGGCATCGCTGCTCCTATCACCGAAGCACTCAGTGGCTATGGTGAGGTCTCCTTCGTCGGTTCAGGCGATTCCAACGTTGACCGTGGATATGGTGCTAAGTTGGGCGTTACATATTCCTTCTGATATAGTATATCTTTGCGCCGGGTCTTAACTGACCCGGTTTTTTAATGCTTAAGATTATATTCCACCCACTGACGCTATTCAACCTAGCATTGGTAGGTACCTTGGGGTTCATTGAACTCCTCCATGTCCATGCTCACCGAACCTATGAACTAGACGTTCATGGTCAGGTTCGTCAGTTTTGCAGAGCAAATCCAGAGACCTGTGAAAGTTTCTTGTCAGACTATTGACAAAACTTTACATACCATATATAATACGTAACAGTTCTTCACACAAGAGATGACCCGTTCAAGCACAGTAACGATTGAAGATGGTGGACGTACAAACCTGTTCGCCAACGAACCACGCATGTACGTTGACAAAACTGCTGCCGAGCGTTATGGTTATGAAACCTACGCAGAGCGTGCAGAAAAACTGAACGGTCGTGTAGCAATGCTTGGATTTGTTGCTGGACTTCTGTCTTATGCAACAACCGGTAGTCTCTTCTTCTTTGGATCCTTCGGATTCTGATTTTTTATTCCTTAAAACAATGAACGAAAACGCAGAACGCATTAACGGACTCGCCGCCATGCTCGGTGTTGTCGCTGCCATGGGTGCTTATGCCCTTACCGGACAAATCATTCCTGGTATCTGGTGATTGCCCTTTACAACTGAATATGCTATACTCAGAGAAGGTTCAATACCTTCTTTTTTTATGTCTTCCCAAGATTATTGGATTGGTGATGGCATTAGTATTACTGGTAACCCTGGTGGTGACAGTGCTGATACCATTTCCTTCGGTGATATTTCAGACTCATTCCTTGCAGCAGGTCCTGTAGACCTTGATCCCACTGTAGGGCAGGATGTCGTAACTTTTACAAACTCTGTTACTATCAACAACGACAATGGACGTTGGAAGTACAACGAGGATGTAGTTCTGAAAGAGATTCAGGAGTACCTGGGTAGCACCTATCGCTCCCACTACACTTCAGTGGACTCCAAGACTCAGACTTTGGATCTTATCGAAGCTATTGGTGATGCTGAGGCATTCACTCGATCCAACGCTATTAAGTATCTGTCTCGCTTTGGAAAGAAGGACGGAAAATCCAAGATGGATATCCTCAAAGCGATTCACTATTGCATTCTGCTCTATCACTTCTCTGGACTGTCCGAGAAGAAAGACTCAACCTATAACTATTGATATGAAACTGTCTGACAAGACACAGGTTATTCTCCAGAACTTTACCTCCATCAACCAGTCGCTTTCTTTTAAGGAAGGACGTAAGATTCGTACGATCTCCCCGATGCAGAACGTTCTTGCAGAAGCGGAGATTGAGGAGTATATCCCTAAGGATTTTGCCATCTACGATCTCCCACAGTTTCTTAATACGGTAGGACTTTACCGTGATCCTGACATCGATGTGTCCTCGGAGGATACACATGCCATGATCCGTGAAGGCAAAATGAATCGCTCGAAGTATTTCTTCAGTGATCCTAGTGTCATCATTGCTCCTCCCGAAAAAGAAATGCAACTTCCTACTGAGGATGTTTGCTTTATCGTACAGCAGGAACAACTCAAACGAATCCAGAAGTCCTCTGCTATTTTGGGACTGCCCGATCTTTCTGTGATCGGTGAAGCAGGTGTCGTTAAGTTGGTTGTTTCTGACCGTAAGAACGATACCTCTAACGATTTCCAAATCGTTGTTGGTCAGACTCAGCATGAGTTCTGCTTCAACTTCAAGATTGAAAACATTAAACTTGTTCCTGGAAGTTATGAGGTTGTCATCTCCCGTAAGAATCTTGCACGGTTTTTCAACAACGCCCTTAATCTTACGTACTTCATCGCCCTCGAACCCGACTCCCAATACAATGACTGATAACGAATCAAAACAGGATAAGTGGAATAGGGGACTTGATCTCTTTATTGAGTCTGTCCTTAAACCTGATCCCGAACTTCGTCAGTGTGCTCACAATCAACTGTGCTTTCACGAACTCATGGATGTTCGTCGAGATGTACTAGACTATCTGAATACCAAACGTTGGTGATATGGCAGACTGGAAGATTGCAACTAATAAAGCGATAGCAAATAACCTATTGAACAGTGTCGCAAGTCTACTAGATGGAAGATGGTACACAGTCACAACCCTCAACTCCACAGGAAAACGAACCACCAAGCACATCATCGAGTTCGACACTCCCGACGAATCCGATAGTGCCAGTCCTGATGTTTCTGGGAGTGATCCTAGCAACGCTTAGTGTTATTGTAGCGGGATACTTTCATGGTCACATGAGTATCCAAGCAGTTTACAAATCACTTACTAACTTTACATAATGAATGATGATTTCCTTTGGGTCGAAAAGTATCGACCCAAAACTATTGATGAGTGTATCCTTCCTAGTCATATCAAGGATACACTGAAGGGATTTGTAAAGAAGGGAGAACTACCTAACCTTCTCCTTTCTGGTCCTCCTGGTATTGGTAAGACCACTGTTGCCAAGGCATTGTGTAATGAGATTGGAGCAGATTTTTATGTCATCAATGGATCCGATGAAGGACGATTCCTGGACACGGTACGAAACCAGGCAAAATCTTTTGCTTCGACCTCATCGCTTTTCGCAGATGCTAAGCACAAGGTCATCATTATTGATGAGGCTGATAACACAACCCATGATGTTCAACTCCTCCTACGGGCGAACATTGAGGCGTTTTATAACAACTGTCGATTCATCTTTACCTGCAACTACAAGAACAAGATCATCGAACCACTACACAGCAGATGTAGTGTCGTTGACTTCGCCCTCACGGGCAAGGAGAAGCAAGGTATCGCTGCTGAGTTCTTTAAGAGACTCAATCAGATCCTTGCTGCTGAGAATGTGGAGGCAGATAAGAAGGTTGTTGCGACGGTTATTCAGAAGCATTTGCCTGACTGGCGGAGAGTTCTAAATGAGTGTCAACGATATGCGGCGAACGGTTCTATTGACACGGGTATTGTTTCAACATTTGCGAATAGCAATGTTCAAGACCTGGTGGGTTACCTCGCCCGAAAAGAATTTCCCAATGTGAGAAAGTGGATTGTTCAGAACATGGACAATGACACCAATACAATTCTCCGCAATGTGTATGATGCGATGTATGAGTCGCTGAAACCACAAAGTATTCCTGAAGCAGTGCTAGTGATCGCAAAGTATCAGTATCAATCTGCTTTTGTTGCCGACCAAGAGATCAATATGTTGGCAGCGTTGACTGAAATTATGGTACAGTGTGAATTCAAATGAGTCGTTCTCTAAAAACCCCGCTGCGGTATCCGGGTGGCAAGAGTAGAGCAATCAATAAGATTGCCCCATTTTTCCCCAAAGACTTTAAAGAGTACCGTGAACCCTTCCTAGGAGGCGGTTCTATGGCGCTGTACGTGACGCAAACCCGTCCTGACGTAGAAGTCTGGGTCAATGACTTCTACGAACCCCTGGTGACCTTCTGGCAGCAACTACAGGATCATGGCAATGAAATTAAGGACCAACTCCTCCAACTTAAACAAAGGCACCCTGACCCCGCTTCGGCGAAACATCTTTTCCTCGAAGCTAAAGAGTATCTGTGCCAAGACCCCCGACGCTGTGATGCTAAGGCTCGTGCTGTCAGTTTCTATATTGTTAACAAGTGCTCTTTTTCTGGTCTCTCTGAGTCCTCATCCTTCAGCAGACAAGCCTCAGACTCTAACTTCTCGGTGCGAGGAATTGATAAACTACCTCAATACTCCTTGATCATTAAGGACTGGAAAATTACTAACTTATCTTATGAAGAGCTACTCACCGACAATCGAGACGTATTCACATACCTCGACCCCCCATATGATATTAGAGATAACCTCTATGGACGGCGGGGCAATATGCACAAGTCCTTCTGTCATGATACCTTTGCTCGTAACTGTGACAGGTTTATCGGTCCTCAACTTATTAGTTACAATTCGTCTCAGCTTGTCAAAGAAAGATTCGACGACTGGAAAGTAACTGAGTTTGATCACACCTATACCATGAGGTCTAGTGGTGATTACATCAAAGAGCAGAAAGAACGTAAAGAACTTTTGTTGTTTAACTATACAAACGAAGCACAACCAAAGTTCAAACCAAGTTTTGGGGGTTGCTATAACTATAACCGATTGAAAAAAGAAGGACTAGTTGATGACTGAGTTGAAGGACTGGTTGAATAGTATCAACCAATCTAAAGTTAATATCATTGATGAGATTCCTGACACTGAGTCAAAGTATCTCCCATTCATCGTGAACAAATGTCTTTCCGGACATTTGGATGCCGTAATCTTTGCAAATGAGATGAATATCAACCATCATCTTGATAAAAAGTTACAGTATGACTTTCTTCTAAATACATTGAGGTCAAAGAAGAGATTTTCTCCCTGGGTGAGAAGGGAGGAGATGGAAAACCTTGAGATCGTCAAAAAGTATTATGGTTATAGTACAGAAAAGGCGAAGCAAGCAGTATCTATTCTAAGTGACGAACAACTTACAACCATTAGAAAGAAACTTGATACTGGAGGAACACGATGAGTGTCATTCAGGAACCAGAATATAACTGGTCCCCAGAAAATATGATTGAGATCTCTCTTGCCGAACCTGATGATTTCCTAAAGGTTCGCGAGACTCTGACCCGTATTGGCGTTGCTTCACGCAAAGAGAAAAAGATCTACCAGTCTTGCCACATCCTGCACAAGCAGGGTAAGTATTATATTGTTCACTTCAAGGAACTGTTTGCCTTGGATGGGAAGAGAGCAAACATTAGTATCAATGATGTGCAGCGTCGTAATCGCATCATTCAGTTGCTCTCTGATTGGGATCTTTTGACTGTTCTTTCTCCAGAGAACATCCAAGAGATTGCTCCTCTAAACCAAATCAAAGTTATCTCCTACAAAGAGAAAAAGGATTGGGTGCTAGAGACCAAATATAATATTGGGAAACGTAAAACTGATGCTGATAAATCTTGAGAATGTAACTCTGTTCCAAGATCCCTTCCCACATCTCCAGGTTGATGACTTCTTCATGCCTGAGGTGTGGGAAAAACTTAGGTTGATTCCTCAGTATATGAAAGAATCGCCTGAGTGGAACCCTATGATTGAGGAGATCACTCATGGGGAACAAGAAAGAATCTTCAATAACGTTGAGCGACTCATTGAATGGGGTGTTCCAAAGGATATTGCAGACCTTTATTATCAAGCAACTCACGAAGTTATTGAAAGGCGTCAAGAGATCTGGGAGTATATGCCAGATCATAGGGAGTATGAAGACATTGGTTATGACATTTCACAGAATGTCAACTACACTTTAAAGGGTAAGCATTACGGTGCACATGTTGACGACCCCATGAAGTGTATGAGTTTGGTTTGCTATCTTGATCCAGAACATTCTTCTGGCACAGCACTCCATCCAACCAGAGTTACTAAAGACGGTAAGTGGACAAACGATGCTCCATGCAAAACTATTGAATGGAAAAGAAATCGGTGTCTGATTTTTAATCCTAGCAGTAGGAGTTGGCATTCATATACTTGCGAGACAGAGGATAGATTTGTATTTGCTATGTTTATGTTTAATAAAAAGGATCCTAAACTGACAAAGAAATACAGTTAGGTGGGGGTTTCACTACCCCCTTTTTAATGCCATGTGTTATAATTAATACGTCGCTCGCAAGAGGACAATCCACGATGCTCATTAGAGGTCATGTTTAACACTGCTAACACGTACACGCTCAGCGTGCCGGAAACTGCTGCTTATCTGCAGTCAGTCAAACAACCTAGTTTCCCACCCTATAACCTTGTAAAGCAAGAAGGCACTTATAGGATGGAGATGGCACTAGCAGGATATCAAGAGTCTTCCTTGTCTGTCTATGAAAAGGAAGGATCTTTGCATATCAACTCTACAGGAAAGATTGATTGGGGCAATGAACCCAAAGTCGAATATCTCCACCAGGGGATTGCACAACGTTCTTTCCAGCGGTCATGGAAGATGCCAGAACACTGGGTCGTCAAGTCCGCAAACTTGAAGGATGGTATCCTTACCGTCGTATTTGATGAGGTGATTCCGGAGGAGAAGAAACCTAAGTTCTTCATCGGAGGTGAATAAATACAGAAAACGAAAGTGATCTGTGTATAGTCGCGTTTTAAAACATATTTCGGCGGCGGATCTCAGGGAATCTCTAACGCTGAAGTTTCGTGACGACTTGAATCCTGTTTTCTGGAAGGGTGGTGCTTTACGTTCCGACGTAAGGGCTGCCCTTATGAAGTTTGCCAAAGCCTTTGCAGAGTATGTTGACCTTCCTGAAGAAGCTATACGGGATATCCTCATGCTGGGGGGAAACGCTGGCTATAACTACACATCTCATTCTGATATCGACGTGCATCTTGTTGTTAATCCTGAGTATGTTCCGGATTGCGATCCTGAACTGATGGAAGATTACTATGGTGATAAGAAGATGCTATGGATTCTTACTCACGATGTTAAAGTATATGGTGCAGAGGTAGAACCATACGTAGAGCAACCTGGTAAGAAGCGTAGAAAGAGTCAGGGTGTCTACAGTATTCTCAAAAATAAATGGATTCAGAAACCTCAAAAGGCAGACGAGGTTGATGAGGATGAGATCGAGAAGAAAGCAAATAACTTTAAGCGTAGGATTGACTCCTTGATCCGCAGTGACAATGGTGTCGGCATGAAGGCAATCCTGAAGAAGCTCAACACGATTCGCAATGAGTCCCTAGACAAGTATGGTGAGTATGGATATGACAACATGGTTTACAAAGAACTCCGTAACAGCGGATACATTGACAAAGTACGCAAGGCAATGGTAAAATTGAAGTCCAAGAATCTTTCGCTATGATCCAAATCCTACTGCTGAAGAATGATCTCGTTCTCATTTCTAGGATCGAAGAGGTCGGTACTGAACTGGGAGAACCCGACTGTAAACTGATCAAACCCTTCGAGATCTTGTTCAACCGAGATGGGGATCCTATCTATCAGTCATGGCCACACTTCACTGATCAGAAGGAACTGATGATTCACTCTGACAGCATCCTGACAATCGTCGAACCAAACAAATTCCAACTCGATAAGTACCAACAACTGACTGCTGAATGAGGTATTATACCAACGTCCAAATGGTCGGGAACGATTTCCTCGTTCGCGGTTATGAGAACGGTGAGTCATTTACTTCGCGGGAACCATTCCAACCGACGTTGTTTGTTCCTAGCAAGAAGAAAACAAAGTACAAGACCCTGGAAGGCAAACACCTTCAGTCTATCCAACCAGGTACTGTACGTGACTGCCGTGAGTTTATTAAGAAGCACGAAGCGATTGAGAACTTTCCGATCTACGGCAATCGCAGATACATCTACCAGTATATCTCTGAGAAGTATCCTGAGAATGAGATCAAGTTCGATATTCGCAAGATGCATATCGCTACGATCGATATCGAGGTCCAGTCAGAGCGTGGATTCCCGACTGTAGAAGCGTGTGACGAAGAACTTCTTTGTATCACGCTAGAGAACTTTGCTACCAAGCGTATCATTACGTTTGGTGTAGGACCATTTGAGAATAATGATAAGGACGTTCTTTACATTGAGTGTAAAGATGAGGTAGAGCTGGTAAATAAGTTTATGGCATACTGGGAGGGTAATACTCCTGAGGTTGTTACTGGTTGGAACTGTCAGTTGTATGACATTCCATACCTTGCGAAACGTATTACCAGACTCCTAGGCGAGAAACGTGTCAAAGGACTTTCTCCGTGGGGACTTGTAACGCATGAAGAGATCTACCTCAATGGCAGACCACATACGGTTTA